TATTTTTGCGGACGGTTCAATAGGTAAGTCTTGAAGCTTTGGAGCGTGTAAACGTCCCCCGTAGATTTTAAGCGAACTTTGCCCTATTGGTAATTCAATGATGTCTATATGATCCCATGAATTTGGAATGTCTAAACAATGTTTTCTAAGGATTTGATAGGAAGGTATTTGTGAGATGATAATATCATCGCTTAAATCTTTTATCTCTTGATTGGTAAATCCAGCGAGAGCCGAAGCAAGGATAGGTAAATCATACGATAATGAATTAAAACCTATTGTAGTGCGTTTATTAAGAACGGTGAGTAATGCTTTTTTGTTTAAAGGCATTCCGTCATACATTTCATAATTAACAACTTTTAAACCATCTGATGACATTATGGAGACTAAAAAATAATTGGAATAAACTTCACAATCAAGGATGAGGGTGTTTTTAAGATTCATAGGAGTAGCCTATTTTTTGAATTTTGAGGAGATAACGGGAACTTCCCGTTATGTTTAGTCTAAGAAGCTATCGTCGTCATCTTCAATCTCGTCGAAGTCGTCGGTAACATCTGCTGAACCAGTAACAAAACTTTCACCATCTTTAACGAATTGAACACCTAATAAGTTGAAATTAACACGCTTTCCAAAATCATTAGATTGAACCCATGTTTCAACAATGGCATTTACATAACAACCAGCGTAAATAATATTGTCTTCTTCTGCAATCGGTGTTTTATCTTTATTGATGATTGTTACACGACGTGAAGATGAAGCTTTAACAGCGATCATTCCCTCATAACCTGAGTAATCTTTTTCATTACCATCAATTAACGGTGACTTCATACCTTTAGGAACTTTACCAACTCCAAACTTTTCTTCCGCTGCGTCTTTAATCGCTTTTTGCAATTCTGCAACCATTTTGTTATCGCTTGGAATTAAGAAGGTTGCTTCAAACTTTGTCTCTTGACCTTGATAACTTGCTTTGTGGAACAGAGACGGGAATGACAGTCTCACATTTTTTAGAATTACTTTTGACATTTTAGATCCTTTTATCGTTTTATGATTTAGCGTTTTATTGCTTGTTAAAATAATACCCTTTCCAAACTTAAAAGGGTATTAAAGACTATTCAAATAAATCGGTTATCTTTTCACTTATTGATTTTCTAGCGTCATCGTCTCTCGCAAGAGTAGGTGAACCTTCACTTTTTACAATCAGGTTGTTAATTTCAGATAGATTTTTTTTACCCAAAAGCTTTTCAGCTTGAGCTGGTGAAATCATTGAACGTTTAAAAATTTCATCTTGACTTAAAAACTCTGATAACTTTGATGCAACATCATCCTCGTTATCAATCCATTTACGGGTACTACGTCCGTTAACAAGTTTATAACCGTCGAATGTATCACCTGATTTGAGTTTATCGCTTATATGGCTTTCAATAGCGTCTAACCATCCGTTAATTAATTTCTTATTATCCATTATTCGACGTATTTCGTTTTCATCGATTATATCGGGATTTGTGAGATCGTCAAATTCAGCATTGATAATATCCATCGAATAATCGTGAAGAGCTTTGCACTCTGCCTTAGCTTTGCAAAACTTACACGCTTTTTCAGAAGGATTACATTCAGCATCGTTTGATAATGCTTTTTTGGCAGCAAGTTCAATCATTCTTGAAAACTCTTGAAGCTCAACTGTTGTAAGTTCCCATGATGAATAGTTATTGATACGTGGTTGATAGATGTGTATCACAATATTATCAATATCGTAGATATAACCATAATCGTTTAAAGCTCCGATAGCATACAGAAGACCTTGCGTATTCTCGAAAGCTTCAACTCGCTCACCTTGACCGTATTTTAAATCGATTACATGAAGTGTATCACCGACGATAGTTATAACGTCGGATGTTCCAAAACCTTCAGGTACGATATTAGAAAAATCAACACGCACCTCATAAAACTGCAAGCCCCCTAATTGTTTGACATAATCAACATAATTAGTTACGTGGTTTAACATATCTTTTGATACAACGAAGCCTTCTAATTCTTTACCGACGTATTCGTGACCAATACCATCATTTAGTATTAATTCAGCAAGTGCGTGAGCGCACGTTCCTTCTTGAGCGTAAATAGATGATGAGTTTGGATAGTTCTGCTCCATACGAATTGAAGCGGGGCAGTTTATCCAACGGTGTGACGATGACGCTGAAAGTTTGGCATGAGCTGACATTATAGAGCCTCGACTTTACCAATCACTTCAACTAATTTTTCAGATGAAACATCACCTGCTTTTGTTGCTCCGTATTCAGCTAGAATCGATTTAATTTTAGCTTTATTTGTAGCATCTTTACGGACTTTTTCAAGACAAACTTCTTTAAGCTCATAATGTGTCATCTCTGGTATATCAAAAGACATTTTAGTTTGAGCTTCATTTTCAAGACTTTCAATCTTTGCATCTTCTACGATTTTATCAGCAGCTTTATATTCTTCACTGAAAGGGTTTTCATCATCTGCTACAAAGAACGCATTAGGTTGTAAACGTGTAATTGACTCATTTAAGAGCGTGACGGCTTCTGTAAGCAATTTAAGCTGTGTTTCTAACGACATTTTATATCCTTTTATTGTTGGTTAATTAAAATAATACCCTTTAGTTACTTAAAAGGGTATTAATTTTTAAGCGAATGGGTTTTCTTCGGTTTCATCAAGTAAGTCTCTTACTTTTGATAAAGTCATACGTATTGAATTTTTAACCCATACATTAGTAGTCTTTTTGTCCCAGTGAATTTCTTTAAATTTGGTATAGCCTAATTCTTTCAGTAGATTACGAATAACAGCTATTGAAATATGATGTCCTCCGTCAAACTCATTAGAAGTGTTTGATTGATGTATTTGTTCACGTAGGTGAGACACTGATATAACTTTATCGCTAATACCTTTACCACCTATTTGGATTATCGATCTTATTGCATCTGTATCATCGTTGCCATGAGCTGTATTTATCATAGCTAGTTTTTCATCAGTAAAAGGAGCCCTACCTTTAGGATTGAAATTACTTGATATTTTATAATCAATTAACCATTTTCTTATTTCAGCAGAATAATTTTCCAAATAACCGAATAATTTGTCAAAATAAGTCTTAGCTTCCATTTCAATATCTTGCTCAAATTCCTTTATTGATCCCCAAGGGGCAAATATTACAAGCCATCGTCTATCAGTGTTCTCAAGAGGTAAAGCGTCTTTATAGTTTGTTAGGGCTAAATAATTTGTGACATTTGGAATTGTATAAGATGAAACATTCTTTTTATTAATAGCTACATTCTCGTTTGATATCAAGGGTTTTATATTTGAGACAACATCGTGACGATTATGTCCTATAATACGCAATTCTTCAAATGTTAAAAAAGACGAACCGTCTGCCCAGTTATTGAAGTTTCCAATAACTATCTGAGGTGATACCTCTGAAGCATTTGATCCTAATACTTTGTTCATAAGTTCTTTAACAAAAGATTTACCAATACCCTCAATACCTTGTAATAAAACAGCATAATTTATTTTTATTCCCATATTTTGGACTATGAAAGATAACCAATCCATAAAATTAGTGGTAACATCATCTCTTCTTGAGCATAGTAAGAAAATGTGATTGTAAATAAACTCGCAAGCTATTGAAGCATTAGAGCTTATTTCATCAGCTTCAATAGGTAACGAATTTATGTTAAAAGTATTAACACATTGTCTCCCATTATATTCAAATAATGAATTTTGAGCAGGGTGATATAAAGCTTGTTCAACAACGGTAATATCATATTCTTCAGCAGCCATTTTTGAGGCGGTTTTCCTATTCCCGTTTTGATCAGGTAAAATAAATCTATTAAATTGCATATTGAATGCTAATGTACTTAAATATTCATAAGAGTTTATTCTATAGAATTTGTCTATAGCGGATATAAAAATCCAATCGTCCATCCATTCAGGAGAGGTTATTATTTCTCTGTTTTCAGATTTATTTTTAGAGTTTCGAGTTTCACGTATTAGTTTTATAACATCGGATTTATTCAATATAGAACCCGTTATGTCTTTAAATTTTTTACGATAAGCATCTATAGTTTGAATTTCAGACATTACATCTAATTTAGCAAACGCCAATGTATTCAACATTTTCTTAAGGTCGTCGGTTGTGACAGATGATGTTATTTTTTCCTCAATTAATTGATAACTTGTTATAGGATCATTTTGCAATGTATTTTTATATTGTTTCCAATATGTAGCTAGTGTTATTTGATTAGCAGATGGTTTAAAAGAATTCCATCGTTTTAAAGTTTCACCTTCTTTATATGTTTTACCTATTTTAGACCAGTTATCCCATAATTCTAAGCCTCTAACATTATCCCAATGGTTTAATGCCATTCCTAAACGAACCCATTCATCATTAGACATATCAGGGTCTTGAATTGTTAACATATCAATAACTTGATCTTCTGTAAAATCAGTGGCTGGTTTAGGTAAGCCTAACATAAAATCGTCTTCATTCGTAAAGTCGTTGTTTGATGATAAATTATTACTCTTAAGCTTCCAATTTTTAGGAACTAATGATAATAATTCATTACTCATGAATTGTATTAAATCATCGATATTTATTTCTGTAAGCATGAACGATTCAATATCTAGTAAAGATTCATTTATCCACTCATACGGTTTTAACGTGTCTTTATGTATTCCAAAAGCTACGAATTGTTGACCTTTTCCTAAAATCTCAACAGCTTGAGTTATTCCTGATTCATCAATAAACTCAGTTTTTATTTTGGAGAATTCACGATCAGCACAAAATACAAGTAATTGTTTTGGTTTTTTACCTATACGAATAGGTGCCCCCCCAAATTTATCAATTATTGATTTTGATACTATTGAAGATATTATAGGATCGTAAATATCTATATCAATTGCTGCAATTGGAAATTCACCTTTACCGCAAATGATGCCTACCGAATGATGAGAATGTGACAATGTTAAATCATTAACAAAATCAATATCATAATTAATTGAACTCCATCCAGCAAGCATGCCTTCACCTTTACCTTTTACAGGTGTCGGTATATACCCATCATTTAAAAGTTGAGGTGCTAAATCTTTATAGTAACTCATGTATAAATCCTATTAGATTGCTAGTCGGTTAATGTAAGTTGATGAGGTTATAAATGAAGATTAGCCGTCCCATTTATCAACAACTCCAAGAAGGGGGTGAGACGGCTTAATGTTGCCCCCTTCTTGGAAATGTTAACCGTATTATAAAATATATTTGCTTAAAAGTAAAATAAATCGGATAATATCATCGTAAAATCGGAAAATAATCGGAAAATAATCGGATTATAAAAAGCTCTTAAACCCCGTTGTAGCCTATATTTATTAATGGTATTCATCGTACTATCGTATTATTTTCAAAAAGTAAGTAAATAATATAGATATATAGATTTTTATTAAAAATATAAGGTATATATTTACACATATATAAGAGTATAGGCATACTTTTCCGATTTTCCGATGAGTAAGTTCTTTTAATGCCGTCACAACCGATGTTCTAAGCCGTTTTATAATCCGATTATTTTCCGATTTTTACGATGTAACTTAAATATAGACTTTTAAGCTTTAACCCGCTACAATACTCCCATCTGTTTAGTCTGTAATGGGATTACCGATAACCGCTAAAGTTTTTCACCTTCTCTTTAGCGGTACTTCCTGAATAAATCCTCCAAAAATAAAATGCAAACTTCTTTACGAAACGCTCACCATTTATGGTTGGTTTTATATAATTTAATGCTATAATTATTCAAGTTAAAAAAAGTTGGTGAAGTCATGAAAAAAGTTATTATGTCAATCGCATTAAGTGCAATGTTATTTGGAGACAGTGAAGCGTTATACAAAGAGCGTTATGATTATTTAATCGGGAGATACTCGGAGGCGTTTCATAAGTCTTTTGAGGTCGGATTAATTGCTCATCGTATATGCTTTAATTATGATCGTGATTGTCGAATAGAATCACGAGATGCAGAAAGAGACCTTCCAGACTTAGAGCGTGAAGAAAATGCGCTCAAAGATAAGCTAATGGACTTGAAATTTAAGATGCAGGATGAACTAAAAACCGTTCCGTATTGGTTTGATATGAAGCTGAAATGATAGGCTAATGTGAAAGACTTAATAGATAACTTCTATAAAGCGTCAGAGCTATTCAATGACGATATAGAGGCACTATCTATCGCTATAATACGTATAGGGGTACAAAAGCCTAAACGTGTACTAGAAGACCTTGAAGATTTAAAACTTAACAGGTACGAGGAGCAGTTAGTGATTATTTTATCCGACCCTATCAATCACTTGAAAAATAAGCAATTAACATTCTTTGAGTATTTCGAAATTACCGGAGAACCACTATGACTTACAACTACATCTGCCCCAACTGTAAAATGCAAGTAACAATCAATAAATCAATGCAAGATAGTAATAGAGTAGAGTATTGTGCATTATGTGAGCATGAATTAAAGAGAGTTTATCAGGTTCCTATGATAAAGACTAATGATGGGGTAAAACAGTAATAATGGCTAAGCTTACAGACCGTCAAAAAATAAATATTATTGCTAAATGGAACACAGGACAATATACAAAAGCAGACTTAGCAAAAGCATATAAAATTAGTGACGTAATGGTAGGTAAAATAATAGGCAAAGAAAAGCCCACAAACTCCCATATTGTCGAAGCTGGATTGATTGTTGAAAAAGCAAAAAAGTTAAATAAAAGTTCGGCTGAAATTTCGGCTATTGATAACGCAATTAAATACCGACTAGAAAAAGAATTTAATGATGACAATAACAGATTAAAAGTATTCGATGTAACAGGGTCCATCTTGGACGGGGTAAAAAAGCTTATAGAAGGCGGAAAGGCTCAAAAGGTTACTACTGCAAGCATCGGTGAAGGTATGGTGAAATCTGGAATAGTAGAATATGATCTTCAAGCAGAACATTATGAAAAAGCTATGAATACAGTCGATAAAGCGTCTATTACCCTTAAAGTCTCAGATCGTCACGCTCCAAAAAATGATATTAATTTGGCAAACTTGCAACAAAATAATGCCCCTACTCAAATAGTGATAAGCCGTGACAATTAAAGAGGTTAAACTACTCAACCATCAATACGAGTTAATGGCGGATACAACAACAAAGATAATCGGTTTAATATCGGGATACGGAGCTGGTAAGACTTATGTAGCGTGTCGTAAAGCAATACAATTAGCCTATTTAAATGAAGGGTGCGACGGTATTATAACTGAGCCTACCTATCCAATGCTACGTGATATTTTCATACCTGAAATGAAAAAGGCGTTGGAAGAGTGGAATGTGCCTTATAAATTCAATTCTTCAAACTCTATTTTTGCGCTCGATATTAATGGCGTAGAAACTAAAGTGCTTTGTATGAGTATGGAGAACGTAGAGCGATTGGTAGGTATCAATGCCGCATGGATTATATGTGATGAGTTTGATACTACAAAAGCAGAAATAGCATACAAAGCATTTATTAAACTACTAGGACGATTACGTGCAGGGTCGGTACGTCAATTTATAATCACTACAACCGCAGAAGGGTTTAGATCGGCTTATCGAATATTTGTAAAAGAGGCTGATAGCTCAAAGCGATTAATACACGCAAAGACTACCGATAATAAATATCTTCCAATTGACTTTATCGAAACATTGAGAGCACAATACCCCGAAAACCTTTTAGCTGCGTATCTTGATGGACAATTCGTAAATCTAACCGCTGGCACTGTTTATTCGTATTTCACACGCTCAACTCATTCAAGCAATGAGATAGTAAAAGATGGTGATACGCTATTAATTGGGCAAGATTTTAATATTGATAGTTGTGTCTCAATTGTATTTGTGCAACGTGGGGAAAATATCATAGCAGTAGATGAGATAATAAGTTATGATACTAAAGCCGTGATAACCAACTTAAAAGACCGATACACAAAGCACCGTATTGAAATATATCCCGATGCAAGTGGTGACAATCGAAAGACTAATGCAAGTGATACAGATATTGCACTATTAGGTCAAGCAGGTTTCAGCGTTTATACTAATGCGTCCAACCCATCTATCAAAGACAGAGTTAATACAGTCAATAATATGTTTGATAAAAATAGGCTATTGGTTAATACTGTCAAATGCCCAAGACTTACCGAAGCATTAGAACAACAAGCATACGACGAGCGTGGAGACCCTGAAAAGTCGAATTCACATCCAGCTAATGACGATTTTAATGACGCCCTTGGATATTGTATTGCTTATAAACTTCCTATATTGCACCCTTACGGCTCAATGAAAATGACCGGTCACTAATTTACACTATAATTATAGAACTATTCCTATTTAAGGACACCTATGTCAATAGACACTAAACATCATTTATACACGGCATTCTCAAATCAATATAGAACTATGAGGGATTGTATAGCGGGAGATGACAGTATCAAATCCAATGCTCTTGCATACGTTCCAAATCTTGAAGGACAATCAGCACTTGAATATAGTGCCTATGTTAATCGGGCAGTATTTGAAGGCTTCACCGCACGCACACTTGACGGGATGACGGGATTAATCTTCTCAAAAGACCCTCAAATCGAATTAGGCTCAAAGCTTACCGAATACTCGCAAAATATTGACCTTGATAATTCAACGCTCACAGATTTAGCCCAAGTATGTGTTAGCGAAGTTGCAACCGTTGGAAGAACGGGGCTTTTAGTCGATATGCCAAACGTAAACACGCAAGGTATGACCGTTGCACAAGTAGAGCTATTAAATATCAGACCATCATTAAAACTTTACACTACCGAATCGATCATCAACTGGAAAACAACGACTATTAATAACGCTACTGCACTCTCGATGGTAGTTCTTTACGAAGTGGTAGACCAATATAAAAACGATTACGAAAGCGCACAGATCGGACGTTATCGGGTTCTTAAACTTGAAAAAGGAATCTATAAGCAAGAAGTATATGAGAAGAACGAAAAATCAAACTTCATTGTAGATAGTGTTAAAAAGCTTTTAGGGGTTGGCTTTAAATTAGTTAGCGAGTCATACCCGATGATGAACGGTAAGAATATGAATTATATTCCATTCATCCCGATTACGCCTGATAATTTGACGATTACCCCTGCTAAGTCTCCATTGTACGACCTTGCAAAAGTAAATATTAATTACTTTGCAACCGCTGTTGATTATGCACATGGCGCGCACTTTACCGCATTGCCTACGGCATACATCGCAGGGCATCAAAACGCAGAAGGCGAGACTATCAAACTAGGCTCAACAGCTATACACGTATTCCAAAACCCACAGGCTAAAATGGAGTTCTTAGAGTTTCAAGGTGATGGACTGCAAACGCTAGAACGCAAGATGGAATCATCCAAGCAATCGATGGCGGTGCTAGGAGCAAGGATTTTAAGTACAGACGGAAATGCACAGATTGCAGAAAATACCCTTGCGATGAAAACAGCGGGAGAGAGAGCTATTATTATTTCAATTGCTCAAACTTGTTCACGGGGCATTAAGAAGGCTTTGGAAGTAATGTCAGAGTGGAGTAACGATAGCGGGAATATAGAGTTTAAACTAAATACAGACTATAACCTAAACCCTCTCAATGCCCAAGAGCTTACAGCACTTATAGGAGCTTGGCAAACATCAGCCATTACAGAACAAGAGCTATTTTTAGCCTTAAAGCGTGGGGAGTTAATCCCTGAAAACAAAACATTTGAAGAACACAAAGGCGAGCTAGAAACGTCAAGTATGGGTATGTAATAAATGCTTGACCAACTAACTAGGCATCAAATCTGGTTGGAGAGGTACGGCAATAATATTGTAAAAAACGATATTATCCCATTGCTTACAAAAATGCGAGATGAAATAGCACTAAAGCTTATAAATGCAACGGCTTTCCAAATAGCGAGACAATCTCAACTACTCAAAGAAATTGACCAAATTATCAGCGGAGCTGTTACTAAAATTCAGCCGTCGTTATTTGAGAGCTTCCAAGAATTAGGTGACTATGAAACGACATGGAGCGCAAAGTTACTCGATGATAGTACCGTAGCAAGCGTTACGATAGGCGCAGGGTTAGAGCCTGTAGTAATTACAACTATGCTTCAAAACAATAAAATGTTTCTATCACCTGATTCGACTGGCGAAACAATCGACGACCTTATTAAGCGTTTTGGCAAAGCAATATCAAAGGACGTTAAAAGTCTTATCACTACTGGTTTAACTGCAGGTGATACAACAGACGTAATCGCTCGTAATATGGTGGTGTTGAGTAAGACTAGGACGATAGATCAAGCGAGAGCGGTTGTGTTGACTGTTGCTAATCATGTGAGTACAGATGTTCAATTAGCAACGTGGGGGCCGTATCAAGAACTATTCGAAGGATTGGAACATAATAGCGTACTAGATCAACGTGTAACGCCAGAGTGTATGAAACGAGATGGCGCGGTATGGACTTATGCCGGTATTGGAGTAAATCAAAGTGGTAAAGAAAACAAATTTAGAAAAACTCCATTGCATTATCGTTGTAGATCAAAAATACTCCCAAAAATTAAAGAAGAGTACGTGCTAATTAAAGACGGGACACGCGCTTCAATGAACGGTCAAGTTCCTGCAAAGTGGACATATAACGATTGGTTAAAGCGACAAAGTGCAGCAGTGCAAGATGAAGTACTAGGTAAGGCACGCGGATTAGCTTATCGTAAAAGTGGTGAGCCAATTGATAAGTTTATAGATCGTAAAGGGGTGTTTTATAGCCTCCAAGAATTGAAGGCTAAAGATTTATTGAAGTAAGCTATTATATTGTGAACAATAAAAGACTTTAAAACAATACTCATAGTCGCCTTCAGCCTCATCAGTTTGAAATGGTGTTAATAAACAATTCCAAGCTACATTGTCACCATCAAATCTAAGGTTAGATGAGTATTTACAATTTGAGCATGATTTATTTTCCATCTTTACCCTCCTTAGCTCTTTCATTCTTATCACGTTGTTTACAAGCATTACAGCAGAACTTCTGTCCCTTACGCCCCATTTCAGTTTTGCCACAAACACAAGTATACTCGTGGGCTTTGGTGATTTTTGCTTTGCGTTGATATGTAACGGTTTTGGTCATTTAATTCCTTTATGTTATAATTTTGAAATTCATCGCCCACCTCTGATGAGATTATCGTCAGTCAGCTTATGACGTGTGCCAATGGTGATGATTTATTTGTTTCTCTTTGAATAAATAC